TACATGGCAACTATTGCCAAGATGCCTAAGGGAATCATCCGTTACAACTTCACCTAAGCAATAACCCTAATAGTGGGTAGGGCCTTAGCCCTTGGCCCTACCTACCTAGAGTAAGGAGTACCGAAATGCCAGCTAGTTACGTCACCATGAGTGAGTTACGCGCAAATTTGGGAATTGGCACTCTGTACTCGGATTCAACTGTTGAAGAGTGTTGCCAAACGGCTGAGGACTTACTCAATAGTTATCTTTGGTTTGATTCCGTGCCTGTAGTCGGGACAGCGTTAGTATCTAGCACTGTTGCAACAACTGCACAGGCTGCAACATCTGCAGGCATTATTGGTTATGCATCCGAAGCTTCAAAGCTTGTTTATGAAGCAACTGGCTACTTTGCTAATAACTACATTGCTAATGGCGCACAATGGCAATTACTTATGGGCGCATCAGATACAACTGGCCGCCCAATCTACTCAGCATCACAGCCAATGAACGCAGGCGGTCTTACACAACCTGGCTCAATTCGCGGTAACGTGCTTGGTCTTGATCTTTATGTTGATAAGAATTTTGCAGCTACAACTGTTGTAGATGACAGCGCAATTATTCTTGCACCTGAGGCATTCACCGTTTACCAGTCAAGCCAGGCTTACATGAGTGTAAATGTTGTATCTAACTTGCAGGTTCAGGTTGCGATCTACGGCTACATGGCAACTATTGCCAAGATGCCTAAGGGAATCATCCGTTACAACTTCACCTAAGCAATAACCCTAATAGTGGGTAGGGCCTTAGCCCTTGGCCCTACCTACCTAGAGTAAGGAGTACGAAATGCCAGCTAGTTACGTCACCATGAGTGAGTTACGGGTAAATCTTGGAATTGGTAGTTTGTATTCTGATGCAACTGTTGAGGAGTGCTGCCAAACGGCAGAGGATTTACTCAATAGCTATCTTTGGTTTGATTCCGTACCTGTAGTCGGGACAGCGTTAGTATCTAACGTTGCTACAGTTATGTTGGCCAGCCCTGGTATTTTTACTACAGGGGAATCGGTAACGATCTCAGGGGCTGGTTCAACTTTCAATGGCGCATTTACAATTACTGCAACACTGCCATGGAGTACAGGTACTGCAAACATTTTGCCTGCTTTCAATATGCAGCTCAATTACTGGCAATATCCACAGGGCTATAGCTTTATCCAATATGCCAAGGTCGCTGATAATCAAAATTTTCGTCGTGTATTGCCTTATGGCCGTGGCGTAGGTACTGACACAAAGACTGCCTCATACGCCACCACAGGGGCTGTGCGCGAGGCTGCTATGTGTTTAGCTGTAGATATATGGCAAGCACGCCAAGTGAGCCAGACAGGCGGCGTATCTGTAGATGGCTTTAGTCCTAGCCCGTACCGTATGGGTAACTCAATGATTAGCAAGGTACGCGGCCTTATAGCTCCGTATCTCAACCCGTCGGCCATGGTGGGGTAATGACGGCGGCCCTGACTACGCTACGCGGCACTATCGCAACGGCGCTTACTAATGCAGGTGTATGGAGTGTGTTTAGCTTTCCACCTGAAACGATTCTAGCCAACTCGGTAGTAGTCGCTCCTAGTGATCCATACATTGAGCCAAGCAATAACTCACAGAATCTAAGTCCTAAAGCCAATTTCAATATCATTATGACCGTACCCATGTTTGATAATCAGGGCAACCTTGCAGGCATTGAGGACACAATCGTTGCAGTATTCCAAAAATTATTAGTATCAGGCCTCACCTATAACATCAGTGCAATAACCGCGCCGTCGGTCTTAGACGTTGCTAGCGGATCACTGCTCACTGCATCTTTCCAACTATCCGTACTAACAACCTGGAGCTAAACATGCCATACCCAACCGAAGCCGATTTAGAGGTTCTAAAGAAATTAGGACTTGCAGCACCTGACGTTACACCCACTAAAAAGAAAGATGAGGAATAAGTAAATGGCAATCTATTTAGATAATAATGTTGGCCTGAAAATTGCCACGGTTGATTTGAGTGAGTACATCACTTCAATCACACTTACACAAACTTTCGATGAGGTCGAGACAACAACGATGGGTGCGACTGCACACCAATTCAGCAAGGGGCTAGAGTCCAGCACACTAGCTGTTGATTTCCTTAATGACTGGGCAGCATCCAAAGTATGTGCAACACTTCAAGCTGCATATGGCACAAGCGTTACTGCACTTATCGTGCCAGTACGCGCAGCCTCAGCTACATCTATTAGTGCTACTAACCCGTTGTATACAGTTTCAATTCTTATCAATAACCTCACACCTGTTGGTTCAGGTGGTCCAGGAGATTATGCAAGCTCTAGCCTTACCTTTACTTGTACCTCAACTGTTGCATACGCAACTACTGGCACATTTAACTAGGGGCTAAGAAATGGCGCGGCTAAAGATCGTAAGGGCAAGCGGCGAGGTAATCGTACAGATAACTCCAGTAGTGGAGTATGCGTTTGAAAAGTATGCAGGTCAAGGCATACAAAAGCAGATACGCGAACATGAACGCCAGAGTGATATTTATTGGCTGGCACACAACGCGCTAATGCGCCAAGAGGTAATACCGCCGTTTGGCGATGATTTCCTTGCAACGCTTATAGCCGTTGAGGTGTTAGATGATTTAGACCCAAAAGCATAGATCGGGGCAGCTTTACTTACTTGGTTGCACAATTAGCCGTTGAGCTAAAGATTAGCCCCGATCAGGTGCTAGCGATGGATGAACGTATGTTCAAAGCAGTATTACAAGTGTTAGGCGATAGAGCGAAGGAGCAACGAAATGCCTTACGTAGAAATAAGAGGTAATTCCGATCTACGTAAAGCACTACGCCGCTTTACTCCAGATTTAGAAAAGACTCTAAAAGCAGAATTACGTAGAGCCCTTGGCCCTGTAGTTAGAAAGGCTAGAGGATTTGCACCCGATACCAGTGAAGTTATGAGGGGTTGGGAGCCACGTAGCTTCAGCGAGGCTAGATTTCCATTTTATGAAAAAACAACGGTTACTAAAGGCATAGGCTATACAACTGCCGTTAGTAAAGTAAATAAAAATGGTTTCAATTCCATGGCTACTATCTTTAATAAATCTGCGGCTGGGTCTATTTATGAAACCGCTGGACGTATTGGCCCACAGCCTTGGGTAGGCCCTAAAGCACGTGGCACAAGCAAAGGCGTTAGCCGTGCTAATTGGAAAGGTTCAGGCGAACAATTTATTGAAAATTTAGGACCGCTTACTACTAGCGCAAAAGGTCGAGGCCGTTTGATATTTAGAGCCTGGCAGGCTAGCCGTGGAGTGGCTGAGGGTGCTGCACTCAAAGCAATAGATAAAGCCACAACACAATTCAATGCCCGTGCTAAAGCTAACCCACTAAGTAGGGCCACCTAATGTTGCCAGATATTAAGATTGGTTCTAAGTTTGACGCTAAAGGTTTCAAGCAAGCTGAATCAGAAATTAGCAAACTTACTAAAGGTGTCAAAAATTTAGCAGGGGCATTTGGCTTAGCATTTGGAGCGCAAGCTATAATGCGCTACTCGAAACAGGCAGTAAAGGCATTTGCAGCCGATGATAAGGCGGCACGAGTATTAGCAGGGACTCTAAAAAATCTAGGCCTAAGTTATGCAGCTACTGATGTTGCTAGCTTTATAGATAGCCTGGAAAAGCAATTTGGTGTTGTTGATGATCTATTAAGGCCTGCTTATCAAAGGTTATTGACTCAAACGGGTGATTACAAGTTAGCCCAAGATTTATTACGTACCAGCTTGGATTTAAGTGCGCAAAGTGGCCAGGACGTAGTGAGCGTTTCAGGCGATATTGCAAAAGCCTTTGCAGGTAATACACGTGGTTTGACCAAATATAATTTAGGCTTTAGTAAAGCAGAATTAGCAGCTGCTAGCTTTGACCAAATATTAACTAGAATTTCACAGGTCAGCAGCGGCCAAGCAGAATTAGCAGCCGACACTATTTCAGGCAAATTAGCTAAATTAGATGCTGCAGCTGGGCGAGCTAGTGAGACCATAGGCGGTGCTTTGGTAGATAGCTTTGCAGCTTTAGCAGGCAACGGTGATATAGATAAAGCCATATCTAAGTTTGATGATTTCATAAAAAATGCTACTAATATATTCAAACTATCTACTGGCGCATTAAGTATTGAGGAACTTACTAAGGGCAAGAAATTTGGCTTTGATCTTAGAAAAGGTCTTACTTTAACTGATATAAAGACTTCAAGCAATAGATCAGCAAGCCCAGCAGGTAAAGGCTTGGCAGCGATTGCTGACAAAAAAGCAAGAGATGCCATAAATAAAAATACGGTAGCTTTCAAAGCAAATACTGCTGTAGTAAAAGCTAAGACTGAACTAGATAAATTGAGCGCTAAGTTTGACGTGGAACGCATAGGACTTTATGCAGCTCTAGCCTCAGCTACATCCGATGAGGAAAAGGCTCGTATCAAGGCCAAGATAGCCATATTGGAGCAAAATGAAGCAGGTGCTAAAGCGCTCAATAGTCTTAGCCAAGCTGCATTTTTAGCAGCCGATGCAATTACTAAATATGCGGCTAATCAGACTGTAAAGATAGGCTCAGGCCCATATGCTATTGAAGCCCCTCAGGGTTTCCTAGGTAATACAACTGCAACTAATAGCGCACAAATGCCTGCTACTAACATCCCAGTAGGGCCTACGGGCAACGCTGAGGTATTCAATGCCATGAGCGGTACTTACATGCCACAGGGTATGGCACAGCAATTTGTAGCTAACGTAACTGTTAGCGCTGGCACGATTACTAATGAGCAGGGCGTGGTAGATGTAGTCCAACAGGCCCTACAGGAAATCAATGCTCGCGGTTGGTCGCAATTCAAAAGTGGAGCGTTACAGGCATTATGACAATTCCAGTTATCAATGCGGTTATTAACTTTAGTACTGGGCCTAGTTTCGCTCAGGCGTGTTTAATAGATTACGGTATTTTTGGCACTAACGTGTTTGCAGATAGCGCTGGAGTTATTGTAGATGTATCGGACCAAGTAGATACAATTACGACAAGTCGTGGGCGTAATGCAGCAAGCGACGTTTTCCAAACTGGCACGATGAGCCTACGCATTGTCGATGAAAATGGAGATTTCAACCCACAGAATACAGCTGGGCCTTACTACAACCTGCTTAGCCCTATGCGCAAGGTGCAGATAACAGCCACGTATGATGGCGTTACTTATCCAATCTTTAGCGGTTTCATTACAGGCTATAACACGGTTACGCCGCGTAACGCAGGTGAATTGGCTTATACAACCATCACGGCAGTAGATGCCATGCGCCTTGCACAAAATGGACAGATTTCTACGGTGACAGGTGCAGCTGCAGGTAACCTTAGCGGCACACGGGTAAATCAAATTTTAGATCAGATAGCTTGGCCAGCAACTATGCGCGATGTAGATGCAGGCCTTACCACGTTGCAGGCAGACCCAGGGACTGCTCGTACGGCGCTAGCAGCGATGCAAACCGTAACTACGAGTGAGTACGGGGCGCTGTATGTCAATGCCTCAGGCTCGTTTGTATTCCAAGATCGTACGGTAACTGTTAGCTCAGTGGCCAATACGCCTACAGTATTCAATGATGATGGCACAAATATCGCCTATAGCAACGCAGTATGGAAACTAGACGATACGCTCATATTCAACTCAGCCAGCATTACAGCCACAGGGCTTGCAACTCAGACTGCAACTAATACGGCCAGCATAGATAAATATTTTATCCACAGCTATAACCAACAGAATTTGCTTATGCAAACTACAACGGTGGCTAAGGATTATGCCCTAGCCTACGTCGCTAGCCGTGCAGAAACAAGCATTAGATGCGATCTATTAGAGCTAGACCTTTATACCAATAATTACGATTTAGGCATAAAGGCTGCCCTAGGTTTAGATTTCTTTGACAACGTAACAATTACAACAAATCAGCCAGGAGCATCAGCCATTACAAAGACGCTACAAATATTTGGCGTGTCAATGTATATAAGACCTAATAACTGGAAGGTTTCATTTACTACACTAGAGCCCATAATTGATGGGTTCATTATCGGGACACAATACGGGGTACTAGGTACCAACGTATTTAGTTACTAAGGAGCAATAAATGGCAACATGGCCAGCAGTTACAGGGGATGTAGTTACGTCTACATTATGGAATGGACTCCCTGCCTTTACCGTCAATACAGCAGCAACGGCTGATTACACGGCAGTACTTGCCGATAGTTACCAAGTCTTGCAACAGATGAACAAGGCAACAGCTATAGCCTTTAAGATTCCTACTAACGCATCCGTGGCTATTCCTGTCGGATCAGTTATTACCGTGCTAAATATCGGTGCTGGTACTTGCACAATTTCAGCGGTAACAAGCGGTACTACTACCGTACTTAGCGCTGGCGCAGTTGCAGCAGCTCCTACCCTTGGCCAGTACAAGAGCGCTGCCTGCATCAAGGTAGCAACTGATACATGGTATGTAGTCGGGGCTATTGGATAATGCTTAATATCCTTAGTGGCGTTCTTGCTCCGACATTTCAAAATACTTTCACTCTTGATTTTTTAGTCATTGCAGGTGGTGGTGGCGGTGGCGGTGGTTTCTTAGCGGGTAACAAATATGGTGGTGGCGGTGGCGGTGCTGGTGGTTATCGCAATTCCGTATCAGGCGAAACTAGCGGTCGAGGTTCTTCTGCTGAAAGTAGTTTGACTATTACGTTAGGCACTAATTACACCGTTCAAATTGGTGCAGGTGGAACTGGGACTACTACTAATCGAGGTTCTAGCGGCGCAGATAGTATTTTTAGCAGCATTACAAGTACAGGCGGTGGCGGTGGAGGTCGCGGTTCTTTATCATCTGGTACTGATGAATCAGGTCGAAATGGAGGCGCAGGTGGATCAGGAAGCAACACTGCTGCTGCTGGTTTAGGAACTACAGCGCAAGGTTATGACGGAATTTCTGGTTCAGCTAGTTTTGGATCATCGCCTGGTGGTGGAGGTGCTGGTGGTTTACCTCCACAAGTTACAACTGCTAACGGCGGCGCAGGTGGTGTTGGTTTAGCAAGCTCTATTACAGGTTCATCAGTTTCGCGCGGTGGCGCAGGTGGTGGTGGTGCATACGGGCCAACAACTAACGTTGGCGGTACAGGCACAAGCGGTGGCGCTAACGGAGGTAACGGTGAAGTAAGTGCAGCTGCTAACGCAACAGCAAATACAGGCGGTGGAGGTGGAGGTGGAGGCGGCGGTGGAACTACTACAACTAACGGATCAAATGGTGGTTCAGGTGTAGTTATTTTGCGTTATCCAGACACTAAAACAATTTCTTTTGGCGCTGGCGTTACTGGAACAGAAAGCGGTGCTAGTGGCGGTTACAAACGCGCAACTATTACTGCTGGCACAGGAAATGTGAGTTGGACATAATGGCACATTACGCCTTCTTGGATGAAAATAATAAAGTTACGGAAGTCATTGTCGGCATTGACGAAAATGAACTGATTGAGGGATTAACTCCTGAAAATTGGTATGGCAATTTCAAAGGACAGAAATGTGTTCGCACTTCATATAATTCAAGAATCAGGTACAACTATGCAGGAATTGGTTTTACCTATGATGAAGATTTAGATGCGTTTATTCCTCCACGCCCAGAGTGTGACCACAATGAGTTGATTCTAAATGAACTAAAACAATGGGTATGTCGCAACAGTGAGCATAGTCAAGGACAAATTGGTGGAATTTCTTAACATGAGTGAGACAAGTTTTAACGGTTGGCCTGCATCAAAGGATCGTGCAGCGATTGGCATAAAGTCGTACACCGTGCCAGGTACTACGGTAAAGCTTGCGTGCGCCGAAAAGGTAGCGCCGTTGCTGATTGCATTTGCTGCAGACTTTCACAAGCTAATAGAGCCCATAGATGGCTCAAATGACGACTGGGGATTTTGTTACAGAATGATAAGGGGTAGCACTGACAAACTCAGTAATCACTCATCAGGCACGGCACTTGATCTCAATGCTACTAAACATCCACTAGGTAAGGCAGGCACGTTTGACGCAGCTAAAGTGCCAATGATTCAGGCGCTGGCTAAGAAGTATGGCCTAAAGTGGGGCGGCGATTATGTGAACCGTAAAGATGAAATGCACTTTGAGATAGCGTTGGATGCTGCCAAGGTGGCGGCATTGATAACTAAATTGGAGCTAAAGCATGCCTAAATCAACAGTAATTACCGTAACAACTACGGCTGCAATAGCTGTACCTGCCAACATAGGAGATCAAACCGTTAATCTGCATAGCTCTAGCGGCACTCTATACATAGGCGGTCCAGACCTGACAACTGCTAATGGCTACAAACTAGATAACGGCGATAAACTTACAATTTTGGTAGGCGGTTCAGAGGCTTTATATGCGATGACTACCTCAGGAACGGCTAACCTATACGTGCTTAGCCAAGTTAACTAAGGGCGCTAAAGGAGATAACCATGAAGGACCAACTAATAGCAGCGCTTGCATCATATGCCCGTGCTGCACTTGCATGCGTCGGTGCGCTTTACATGTCAGGTATCACTGACCCTAAGGTGCTAGCTAATGCATTTGTAGCAGCTGCACTTGCACCGATTCTAAAAGGCATTGATCCAAAAGAGACACAGTTTGGCGTAGGCGCTAAATAAATGCATCGCTTGGTAGGGGTGGCGGTATTTGCGCTGCTCCTATCAGGATGCGGCTACCAAGGATGGGTTAGATATGACTGCCAAAATTACGAACGGTGGACCTCTAAAGAGTGCCAGCCGCCTAGATGTGAAGTTACGGGAGTCTGCTCTAAGG